AGGACCAAAAACAGGTCTATAAATACCATCATCTCCTAAGCTTAAAACTTTATATTGAGGTGGAAATTCACCAGTTTCTGAAACTACATTACTTTTACTTTTAGCCATAATAAATTCCTGTTAATCAGAATATACTTTAACCATCTCTAGTACTATGGAATAAGTATCTCCTGAACTGTGACCTTTAGTAGTAAATAGAATATCTCCATTTTTACCACTACCTGCATTATTAGGAATACCACCAAAGTCTTGAAAGTCCATATGTCCATTACTACTTTCTGCTAGTTCCATTAAAAGAACATTAGTAGAGGCATTAAAGAACAATTGAACTGACATACCAACAATGGCATGGCTAATACGCATAACTCTAACTTCTGAGCAAGAAGCTCCTGCAGAGTTAGAACTTAAAGCAGATACATCTACTTTAGCTACTGCGGATTCGCCTGTGCCATCGCTGACATTGGTAAATTTCATAATACAGTT